CCCACTGCCGCCGCATGCCAAGAAAAAAGGTTTGGGGATTGGCGCAAAACACAGACAAGGAAAAGCATGGCTAACGCATCATGGCGCGAAATCCCTACGGCAAATCGCGCCGCTCTCGAAATGACACTTGATTCACTTGGTTGGATTGGAAAAGAACACGCGGCCATTGTGGCACTCTGCCTGGCAACCGCTGCATCGTTGGATGACGAATACACGGCTGCGAAGTCGTCGTCTTACTTGCAGGGCCTGCGCATGCTGCGCATGTCTGCACCGGATGGTGCACCGGTCGACGAGCTTGAAGCATTGTTGACTCGATGACGTTTGCGCCAACTCGTCACACACCTACGTTGGTTGATGATTTTGAGTGTGACATTGACTGGTTGTTGCCGGTAATTGAGTTGGCATGGTCGGTGGCAACACCTGGCTTTCGGTTTGATGATTGGCAGATTGAGTTGTTGCGTCGAGTAACAGAGTTGTTGCCGTCTGGTGAGCTGCGATGGCGATCCTGTTGTATCTCGATGGCCAGACAAAACGGCAAGTCGGAAATTGTTGGTGCGTTGGGTATTTGGGCATTGTTGCGTAAGCCTGGCGCGTATTCGGTTGGTGTGGCCTCAACAGCCGAGCAAGCAAGACTGGTCTATGACCGTGTGCAAAGAGTGATTGCCGGGAACCCTGCGCTTGAACGTCGCATGTCAAAGTTGACGGAGACGCGCGGTATCAAAACACTTGATGGGAGTCGATATGAAATCAAAGCAAGCAACGCAAACACGCTTCAAGGCATACCTGTTTCTGTTGGCATTGTGGACGAAGTTCACCTGGTTGATGCTAAAGTCTGGGACGCTCTCGCGTCGGGAACTGGCTCTAGAGCCGATACGTTATTGGTTGGTATTACAACGGCTGGTAACGAAAACTCCGAACTACTTTCACGACTGTATGTGAACGCGGATAAAGCGATTGCCGGCGACCTGCCGCGTTTTGGTGCATGGATTTGGGAAGCGTCGGAAGCAATCGTGCCGGACGATGATGACGAGCTGCTCGGTTTACTGATGGAAGCTAATCCTGCGTTGCAGTCAGGCCGCATAGATCCGAAACTGTTGTTGGACGATGTTCGTGCGTTGCCAAAAGACGACATAATCCGATATCGGCTAAACAGGTTTATTCAGTCCGGCACTAAGACGTTTATCCCGACTGAGTTGTGGCAGAAGTGTGAGCGACCGTTTGGGGCCGCGTTGCCGCAAGGTGAGTTTGTGTTTGCGGTTGATCGGACACCGGACTGGGAACACGCGACCGTTGCGGTTTCGGTCAAGGTCGACGATGTTATTTATACGGAACTGGTGGCCAGCATAAACAAACCGTCATTAGAGCAGCTCATCTATGTTTGCGGCCAACTGATGACGCATTCGCCCAGGGCAATCATTGTCGACGGCTACACTTTGCGCGATCTATACAAGGAATTGAAAATCCGCGGCTATCCGGCGGAGACGGCAACGTTGGCGGATGTTGTCAACGCATCGTCGATGTTCTATGCGCGTTTGGCACGTAAGACGCTTCAGCATGGCGGCGACCCTTTGTTGTCGATTCAGATTCCGCGTACTGTTCGCAAGATGGTTGGTGAGGGTTTTCGTGTGTCGCGGCGCGACTCAGCTGTGGAGATTGACGCGGTGATGGCCACATTGTTGTCGACGTTCGGCGCGGATACTTTACGTGAGCAACCTTTGCAGGTATTCTGATTCTCTATGAATAACGACAACATTGACGGCTATGCCGTACCGCAGGACCCTATGGATCTGTTGCAATGCGATTCATGCCAATAGGGGGATGAAAGGTATTTTGACGCAGTAAAACCTGTAAGGGAATTGCGGCGGACTCCAGTTCGACTCTGGGCATCTCCACGACACGCCAAACACTACATGTAGTGGTCTTGACAGACTTATACCACAAGATGTAGTGTTGAAGCAATGGGATTCTTAGACTTTCTCAATCCAACGCGCGCCTTTGAAATCGCGGATTCGTTTGTGCCCGGATTCGAGGAACGCAGCTTCGGAATTATTCCGCCGCCGCGTTCAGCGACTTCGGGGGTCACAACCAACGACGCATTGTCGTTGGCTTCCGTCTACCGCTCCGTGTCTATCATTGCTACGGCGATGAAGCAGTTGGGCATTCATGTCTATCGTGACGACGCTGAAGTGACCCCCACCCCACTGTTGATCCGTCAGCCTGATATCAAGATGACGCGCGAACTGTGGATGGAACAGACAGTCAACTCGATGGCGTTGGCCGGAAACTTTTATTGGCTTATTGCTCGAAATGGTCGCGGCGAAGTTGTCAACCTTGAAGTGTTGAACCCTTTTGATGTTTTGATTCAGACGGACGATTACGGCAACGCGCTGTATTACACCTATCGCGGTGTTATCAAATACGAACTGAACGACTTGTATCACGGCGGCCTGATGTCGGTTCCAGGGAACGCCTACAAGCTCGGCCCGATTCAGTCGTGCCAGGCAGAGTTGCTGAACGCACGAGACACACGCGATTATGCGTCCGTATGGTTTACCGATGCCGGAATCCCTAACGGTGTTCTCAAGTCTGACCAGATGCTTTCACCCGATCAGGCCGCAGCTGCGAAAGACGCATGGAACGCAACTGCCGGTGCTAAAAACGGTGTAGCGGTTCTTGGCAACGGCCTCAACTACCAGCCGATGTATTTGAACCCACGCGACTCAATGTTCATTGACGCACAGGCTTGGAACGTCCAACAGATTGCCAGGTTGTTTGGTGTTCCGGCAAATATGCTTCTCGCATCCGTAGACGGCAACAGCATGACGTATTCCAACATGGAGCAAGAGCAAATGGGATTTGTTCGTTACACGTTGTCGCAATACATAATCGAAATTGAGTCGGCACTTACGCACCTGACCACACGCGGAACCATGGTCAAAATGAACGTCGACTCGCTGCTCCGTTCAGACACGTTGAGCCGATACCAAGCACACCAAATTGCAATCGCATCCGGCTGGATGACGATTGACGAAGTTAGGGCCATTGAGGACATGCCAACACTAGGAGGAGATTTTAGTGCAGTCAGTTGAAACTCGAGACATGGAATTCCGTGTCGTCGACAAAGAAAAGCGTGAGGTTGCCGGCATCGCGGTTCCCTATGAGCAAATGTCAAACGGTGAAATGTTTGCGCGTAACTCGGTCACTTTGGACCCTGAAGCAAAACTGATGTGGCAGCACGATCAGGCTGAACCGATTGGCAAAATCATTGAGGGTCGCCACACAGATGCTGGCTTTGAGATTCGCGCAACAATTTCTAAGACGGCGCGTGGACTCGACGCAATCACACTTCTCGAGGATGGTGTCATAAACCGTTTCTCGGTTGGCTTCATCATGGACGATTACAAACTTGACGAACAACGCAACCGCATTGTTACGTCCGCAAGAGTCCTCGAAACCAGTCTGGTCAGTCGACCATGGTATGAGGGCGCAGTTGTCACAGCAGTACGTGACGAATCCGAACCGGAAATTCCGGACTCGGCAACTCCCAAGGGGGAACACATGGAAGAAACCATCACCATGGATTCAGACCTCGCCGAGGTTCGCGAATCCATCCAGATGCTTGAGCGTGAAATCGCCAGCATCAACAAGGTCGAGGCAATCGCACCGACTTACCGCACCGCTGGAGCATTCCTGAAAGCAATCGCTGATGGAGACGACCACGCCATCCGCGTTTACACCGGCGCAACCACCGACGATTCAGTCACCACACCCATTGACTTCAACTTGATCCGTCTCGTTGAGCAGGCCAACCCGCTTGGTGCTGTTTTTGGTCGCGGCGTTACGCCGACCACGGGCATGGCAATCACGTTTGCACAGGTCGACACCATCACCGATGGAACCGACGAGCAGGCCGCAGAGGGCGATGACCTGGGCTACTACCAGCTCAACCTTGAAACCGTTTCGGTTGACATCAAGACCGTCGGAAACTACTCGGAATTGAGCCGTCAGGCCATCGATCGCAGTAGCGTACCGTATTTGGACTCGGTTCTCCGTGGACAAGCAATCGGACTCGGAACTGCACTCGCTGCCGAACTTCGCAACAAGTACACGCAGACCGTTTCGGCTGCTGCCGGTGCAGGCCGCATCGTTGTCCGTGCAAACGAGAACTACGACGGATGGGCCGGCGCACTTGCCGACGCAGCCGCAACGTACTTCCAGCCACAGGGTGCAAACATCGACGCACTCGTCGTCTGCAAGGCAACGTTCAAGGCTCTCCTGGCACTTGACGGAACCCCAGTCATCTCGTTCTCCAATGAAGACCGTGGTGCATTCGGATCAGCCAACCCTGGTGGACTCCGTGGAACCATCGCAGGCATCCCCATAGTTGTTGACGCGCAGCTCGCCGCCAACGGCACCGAGGACGCTTTTGTCTCGTCGCTGGCTCTCCGCCAGTTCACGTCGGGCGCACTCCGTCTCTCGCAGGACAACGCAATCAACCTCAGCACGGCTTACTCGCTCAGCACCTACACGGCTGTTGCAGCAGAGTACCCCACGCTGGTAGTTCAAACCGTAGCTGACTAATCATCATGGCAGTTTACGACGACCTGAAAGCGTACGTTGGGGCACCTGACTCCGACAATGCTTTTGTATCATCATGCTGGGACCAAGCACA